TGGTGTTTCTTTCGATCAGTTAGTCGGTTTAGTTACCGCCGCGCAACAAATTACCGCCCGTGGTGGTGCTGTTATCGGTAACTCGTTAAAAACTATTTTTACAAGAACTGGCCGTGAAGATACTCTTAATAAGTTAGAGGCGCTAGATATTAGAATTAGAGATATATCAGGAAATGCTTTACCAGCTTTAGATATATTAAGATCTTTAGCTAAAGAATATGACAATTTATCTAAGTCACAACAGCAACAAGCGGCTGAAGCTGTCGGTGGCGTTTTCCAAATCAATCAATTAAAAGCCGTTTTGACCGATTTGAGTCGTGAGAACAGTATTTTTGCTCAAGCCACTAAGACTTCCATCAACTCTACAGATGAAGCTATTAGAAGAAATGAAATTTTAAATACTTCTTTATCGGCGGTTTTTCAAAATTTTTCGACTAGCGCAAAGCAAGCGAGTGCAGTTATTGGAGAGATTACGCTAGCTCCTATTTTAAGAGGCTTTGCTTCGTTTGGAACTGATCTTTCGAAAATTATTACAAATATAGATATTAGTCCAGAAGCCGAAGGGTTGGGAAATTTAGTGGGTAAAGGTCTTCTTGAAGGCATCGGAAATATATTACAGGGACCGGGACTAGTAGTTTTAACTAGAGTTTTAGGCGGGATTTTATTTCCTACTGTAAGAGAGATTTTTAAAGATATTAAACAAACAGGCTTTGGAAACATAGGCCAACAAAAAGATTTAAACGTTCAAAAAGGTATTAATACTTTGCTTAAAGAGGCTACTAGCTCTGAACGTAGCAGATTTTTAGCAGCGAAAACTACCACAGAGCAACAACAGATTTTACTTCAAATACTTCAAAAGCAATTAAGTGTTACCGCTGCATTAAACGCTCAACAATCTTCATTGAGAGGCGCTATTCGTGCGGCACCTGTATCTTCTGGGTTTGGTAGACAAATTTCAAATATTGGTATTAAAGCAGGTAAAGGTTTAGCTCCCTTTTCAGCGGGTGGATATGTGCCCGTGGATCAGGAGCAAGCGGCTATTAACAGAGGCGTTGGTGGTGCTCCCCGTAGTGCTAGACCGGTAGTTATTCCTAATTTTAATTTTGGCCAAGGTAAAAAGGGGCCGATTGTAGCTAATTCTAGTGAGTATTTAGTTCCAAATTTTGCGGGATCAGATGGAACGGCGGTATTTAATAGAGAGATGATTTCTAAATATGGCTTACCAAAAGGAGCCGAAAAAATCAACGCAGCGGGTGGACATATCCCAAACTTCGCGAGCAATTCAATGGGTGGATACGCAAAGAGCTATATTCCCAATTTCGCATCTGGTCCCATAGGTTTAAGAAGAGGAGCCTACTCTATTGGTGAAGGCATAACGGCAAGAGTTTTAAAGACCGCTGATTCTAGATTTGTATTCAAAGATTTTTCAAAATTTGATCTAGGCGACGAATACGATAAAAGAAATTTAATCGGTAGAGAATTTTCTATATCAAAAATAGCCGAAGAACTCGGACTTCCAATCGCAAAAGTATTTGGCACCGCTAAAAGAAGCGTTCAAAGAAACGGGATATACAAAGAGTTTGTCCAAGGAGAAACTGGACTTGATTTATTAGGCAGCAAATCTTTTGATGAGATAAATAATATACAAAGGTATCTTGAAGATCTTTTCAAATCAAAAGGTATCGATCCAATGGATTTAAATTACGGTAATTTTATTCTTCAGCCGGGATCGGGTCCATCATTTTCACGCGCCAAAGTTATTGACCCCGGTTTTTTTGATATTATTGATAAAAGAGGCCCATTAAAAGATAAGTTTAAGCAATACTCTTCTTTCGCTGGTGGTCATGTTCCTAATTTTAATTTACCTTATAAAGATCTTTTAAAATTTGTTCAAAAATCACAAAAAACAAATCAGCTTTTCAGTCTTGAATTTGTAAAGGCTAATGGCTCTCTAAGAAAAGCTAATGCTGGATTCTTTGGTGGTAATGCTAAATTTGAAAGATCGGTAGGGGCTAGCGGTGAGTTTTTCGGTAAAGATGTTCCTTACGACCAAAAGAGAATTCCTTTTATAGATATGGATATCTATAAAAAGAAAATAAAAGAGGGTCTTAGCGAAGAGTTAGCTAAAAAAGCCGCTTATAGAACAGCGAGATTCGATAGTATAAAAAAAATTAATGGTCAAGACATTACTTATGCCCAAGGTTATATTCCTAATTTTTCTGACCCCTTAACCTCTGCCCTTAGAAGAGAAAGAGACGCAGGAATAAACGCCAAAGATATTTATATTGATTCCGATCCAAGATTAGTCTCTGCTCAAAATCCTAAAGGGATACTAGTGGCCAACAAAAAAGATGAGCCCGCTGGCGGATTCCAAGGTGTAAATAGAGTTTTAAATGAAGGCGGCAACCCAAAAAGAGCTGGTATGGCGAATGGGTTTATTCCAAATTTTGCTGAATTTGATAAATTAACTTTTGGATTACCTAAAGGCGGTTTAAAAACTAAAGATATAACGGGTCAAGTATTTACCTTGCCTTCCGAATCTATAGTCGGGAAAGACACAGCCGGTCAATTACGTTCATTATTTAGAAAATTAAGACAGGACGTTGGAACTAATATTAAAGAGTTTAATAAATTAGAAGCGGAAATAAAAAATACTGCGAAGGGTTTAAATTTCACTCAGGAATCTAACAAAATAGTAGAAAATAAAATTTCTAAAGCTAAACTCTCTCTTGCCGATAAAATTTTAAAAGAAACTCAAGATATAGAAGCCCGAAGATTACAGGAGAATAAATATAGAAACATTTTTATTGGTGGTAAAAATAGATTTGGCGAAAGACCGTCTGAAGAAAGAATTGATACTTCTGCTTTTGATGCAATAGATTCAAAATCTGGGATCAGATCCCCAGATCAAAGTTCGGTTGCCGCATCTCCACCAAACAGAGACAATTTAAGGGGTATTAATTCATTTAATGGATTTAAAGCCCCTAGAAATATAAGACGCACTTTTGCAGAAAATTCATTAAATACAGATTTATATAATTTATCTTTTGAAGAGCTATCTAAATTGACCGGTAGCGATGTAGATAGAAGAAGTCGCCCCGGTGAAATAAGAGATCTTAGAGGATCTTTTAATCGTTTTAGAAGAACAGAGCCTAATGAAGACTTTATAAATAGATCCATAGGTTTAAGCCGATCTTCTACTTTAGAAGAGGGTTTTATAAGGGATACTCAAAAAAGAATTAAACAAGGCGGCATTTCTTTACAGACAGCTTTAGAGCAAACCAGTAAAGATTTTCGTGCGTCTGGAGGAACCGCTAAACAATTAACAGGTGTAATACTAAAAAACGTTCGCGCTTTAGATTCTTTTGAAAAAAGCACAATACAGAATAATGCTTCAGTAAGAAGAAATTTAAAATTATCAACTATCTCAAATCAAATTAATGCAGATTTAGATAAAACGGGATCGTTTGGGGCTTTATCTAAAAAACAACAAATTTTTCTTAAAACTCAGTTTAGAAAACAGGCCATTGAAGATTTAGGTTTTGGTGGTTTAACTTTAAATCAAATAAGAGGTAATGCAACAGCCTCCAAACAACTAGATGAGGCCGTTAATACTAGAATTGGTGCTTTAACAGTAAGCAAACGGCAAACCGCAAAACCTTCATTAAGATCAAGAGTCGGAGCTAATTTACCCAATTTAGCTTTCGCCGCAGCGTTTGCCGGTCCTCTTGCGGCTGGTTTTATTCCCGAAGGCGAAGGCGGGACGAGAAGAGGCCAAGTTTTAGGTGGAGTAGGTGGAGCGGTTCAAGGCGCATCTACAGGGCTTTTAGCAGGTTCGGCATTTGGTGCCCCCGGTATTATTGCGGGTGGAATTATTGGCGGTATTATTGGCGCTATTGTTGGTGCGCTTGGTAAGTCGTCTGAATCTTTAGAAGAGTTTTCTAGAAGAGTCGGCAAAATAAACGAAGAGTTAAGCGTTCAGACTAATTCTATAGCTCAATACGCCCAAACACAAGAGTTGTTGTCCGAGGCTATTAAACGCGGAGATAATGATGCTATTACAAGATTACAATCCGCTCAAGGTCAAAATCTTGCGTTAGTAGGTGGGTCTAATCGACAGCCCTTATTAAGAGCGGGATTCAATCAAGATGATATCGGTAAAATTTTAGCAGAATCAGCTAACAAACAAAGAGAGCAAATTTTACGAGAGCAGTTAATATCTTCTACGGCTGATTTTAGCACTAAAGACTCCCCCCAAAGAGCAGGTAGTGTAGCGTCTATATTATTAGCTAATTCAAAAACTCAAGATATTAGCTTAAACTCTTTAATTAAATCTTTTAATGAATCTCAGAAAAAAGAAAATCAAGGTCTATCCGGCACGCAACTCTTACAAAACGCAGCTCTTGAGTCAGCTGGCGTCGCTCCTATATTTACAGAAAATCCACTAAATCTTGAAGCTCAAAAGGCTTTCGATTCAGAACTTAAATCTTTTATTGAAAATATTGACATAGACGCAAAAACAAAAACACTTTTATTTTCACAATTAAAAGATATCATAAAAAATAACGATGGTGACTTTACTAAAATCCTTGAGGAAATCGTAAAGCAAATCGAAGAAAGTAAAAGGGATAAACCACGGCTTGATGCTATTTTAGCGGGTCAAGTTAGTCAAGGGCGTATAAAATCGGTTATAGCAAGATCTAGAAACTTAGCTCAAGAGCAATCTATTGGATTTAATTTTTCTCAGCAAATAGCTTCTAATAGACTTTCGGGCGCTTTGTCATTAGGCGGATTATCCGATTCCTCTTCAAGCACATTAAAAGGAGCTGGCGAAATATCTCAAGCTCAAGAAAAACGTGGTTTTGAAAATAATCAAGTATTACGTGAATTACAGAACGCTTTCACTCTAAATGTTAACAAAGGTAATCCTAGCGTAGATATTTTAAAGTCTTTAATTGAAGCAAATTCGGTTCCAGATTTTTCCCTATTAGTAGAACAAATTACTAAAGACCAAGGTGGGGACCAACAAGAATTAAGAGATTTAGTCAACAATGGGCGTAATCAAATTTCGCAAAATAACGCAATTTTAGAAATTACTAAAGAATCAGTAAAAATCCAAAAACTTCAATTACAGGCGGCTCAAAAACAAAATCTTTTATCAAAAGGGATTTTTAATCCAGCGGCTATTTCAGAACTTATTGGCAATAGAAATGATGCTAACGTTTTAAATAATCGTGGGTCTAGAGCAAATCAGTTAATTGCTCAACAACAGGGTCTTACAACTTTAGGTATTCCAGAAACGGATAATTCGATACGTTTTGAAAATAATTTAAGATCGGAATCTGTTGAAGAGAATCTTAAACGGTTTCTTTCTGAAAGTCTAGGAAGATCGGTCACAAATGTTAGATCTGGAGCGGCTCAACTCGGACAATCAACAAATCAAATTGATAAAATTAACGCCGAAAGAATTTTAGAAGCCGAAAAAATAAGAAACTTTAATGTAGCCGGTGCTAGAGAAGGCTTACTTGGTGGATCGACAGATAAAGAATCTATCGCCAATCTGTTTAAATCCGGCAGTCTTTCTTTCAGTGAAGCAGCTATATCATCAGGATTAAATTCTATATCTTCAAATACTAACGAGTCTAATAGGCTTTTAGAAGAGCTGACTTTTTATGCTAGAAAAAGAGTGGAAGCTGAACAAGCGGCGGATTTGCAAGTCGAGATACAGGGTCTAAAAGCACAATTAGATAATAGCAATACCGGAGACGGTGCTTTAAATACTAGAAGTAGTAATATACTTAATCAACTAAGGGACCGTGAAAGTAAATTTGAAAAACTTTTTAAAAGCGCCAAAGAAGTTTATACTCCAAGATCGACTGGTTCAAATGGAATCGTAAGTCCAAATGGGCAGACACAAAAAAATAATCAAGAGCAAAAAGTTTCCTTTAATTCTAATGCATTAAATTTAAATTCTATATTTAAAGGCCAAGGTCCGTTAGGCTTTTTAGGAAATCCCTCCTTTTCCGCTACAAATCCTTCAAATGATCCCGTTTTTAGCGGGGGTCAACAGCGCAAGGGTATATTAGATAGCTTAGATGTGGAAATTAATAGATTTAAGAATACCATCGCTTCCGAAGAATCATCCGGTGCGTCTCTTGAACAAAGAGCTTTAAATAAACTTGATTTAGATAATGCTAATATTGAAAAAAACAGAATATTATCAGGAAGTTCGACTCCAGATACTTTATCTGTAATAAATAGAGATATTGATCAGAAAAAGTTTTCGATACAAATTGCACAAAAAAGCAACGCTTCTCAAGAAGAAATTTCAAGACTAAACGGGGAGCTATCTTCTTTACTTGTGGAGAGGATTAGAGTTGAAAAAGGGCTCTCTGATGTTCAGGTTCAATTAAGAAATAAAATAGATGAAAGACAAAGACTTTTAAATTTAAGAGCGGAAGGTGGTAATGTTTCCGGCGCTCAAGTTGAATCGGCTGGCTTAGAGATAGGACGACTTAAAGGTTTAGACGGCGATTTCACAGGTTCTTTTTTCGAAGGCTTTAAATCAAAATTCGATGGAATTAGAACCGATTTAAACGATTTATCTTCATTGGGCAGTTCAATAGCGAACTCTTTAGAGTCTTCTTTGGGAAATGCTTTTGGTGATTTCGTCACAGGCGCGAAATCAGGGAAAGATGCTTTCAGAGATTTCGCATTAGGAGTATTAAATGACGCATCAAGAGCCTTCGCCTCACGCGCTGTTCAAGGATTTTTAAGTGCGGCTATTGGTGGTAGCGATGGGAATGGTGGTTTAACTGGACTCTTTTCCAAGAAAAACAACGGTGGCCCATTATACCGTGCTAATGGTGGAAGTGTCCCATCATTATTAACCGGTGGAGAATATGTATTTGGTCCTAACGCCTCTAAAGAGATTGGCTCTTCAACTTTACGTGCTATAAATAATGGCTCCTTTTCTAAATATGCTGGCGGCGGAATGGTTCGCGGTGGTTCAGGTATTCGAGATGATGTTAGAGCAAATGTTCCATCTGGCAGTTTTGTTGTTAAAAAATCAGCCGTTCAGAAATATGGTTCTGGTTATTTGAATTCACTGTCTAATGGTGGAAGAGTTCAAAGTAGATTTTTCGGTGGCGCTTTGATAGGTGCTTTAGTTGGTGGTGGCCTTGGTTATGCGACAGGCGGTAAAAAAGGCGCTTTAATTGGTGCCATTGGTGGTGCTATATCGGGAGGACTTGCACAGAATTATGCCCAAAGCGGAAGTTTATTTAAAACTGGTTCAAGTGGACAAGGATTCTTTAGTTTTGCTAAAAATACACCTTCTATAACTTCGTCAGTGTCCTTTTCAAGTGACGCTTATGCCAACCTTATGTTAAGTCAACAAGGTGGAGCTAGTGGAGCTTTATCAACAGCCGCGAAATCTACTTTCGGTTCCACTCTTAAATCTTCTTTAGCGCAAGCCGGTGTTTCGGCAGCTTTAGGGTTAGGCGCAGGTTTATTTGGGCCAAAAGAAGGCAAAGCCCTTACAAATGATGAAATATCTAAACTTGCTAGAAACTTAGAATCAGAACAAAACTCTAACATAGCAACCGCAGCTTCGAATGGTCAAGTTCCATTTTTACAAACAAACCCTCAAGGCGGACAATCATTACTTGGGTATGGCTATGTTCCAGCTACTCGTAGATTTGCTGAAGGCGGCGCTAATGCCCCAATGATGGAAATGCCTAGTAACGGAAACGGTTCCGCACCAAATGTTAATATATCTATTAATATTAATCAAGATGGATCTGGCTCTGAATCTTCTGATGGTGCAGGAGATTCTAATAGTGAATTTGCTAAAAACTTAGCTGCAAGAATGAGAAGCGTAGCCCTAGAAGAGATTCAAAAACAACAAAGAACTGGTGGAATTTTAAGAAAAACAAGATAGTTGATTTTATTTTTTATTTAACTAATATATTAAGATGGCAGACGCAGAAACAAATTTTTCATTCCAACCTTGGAATACCGATGGAGCCGTGTCATATAAAAAATATGATGTTATTTACGGCTCTCGTTCGACCGAAAAAACATATTATTACGCTTTAACAGATATACCTTTAGGCCAAAGCTCTAAATATAATCCCACTGGATTTTATGAGTTTAACACGCAGTCTTTTGAATATCAGGACGACGTAGCTAAAATGAATTTTACTCAAACGGGAGATGTTTTTTTTCATCCCGGTAGTTTAGTTTTAGTTTTTGGCAGTAGGGGGTATACAGGTATGGTATTAGATGCTGGATCAGGTTATATTACTTTTCCAAGGCCAGCTTGGAACGAAACAGGTGTATATAATTCTTTAATAACCGCATACGTATCTCCAGTTTGGACTACGGGCTTCTTTTTTCAGCCAAGTTACTCGACAAAAAATGATCCTGTGATAAACTCAAAGGAAGTTGAATTTGGAGACGGTTATAGTCAAAGAGTCTCTCAAAATATTAATACTAGTCGGAACTCTTTTTCTTTAAATTTCGAGAATAGACATGATAAAGAGACTAGGGCTATTATGAATTTTGTGGAATCAAAAAGAGGGGTAGAAAGTTTTTATATTAATTTTAAAGTGAATAATTTATATAATAAACCTAATTTAAAATATATAGCTCAGTCCTTTTCGCATAACACAAACTCTTATAATTTAAACAATTTAACTGTAAATGTTAAACAGGTTTTTGACGTTTAATTAAAATGGCTAAAAAAGAAACATTAGAAGAACAAAATAAATTTGATCCGTCTGCCTTAATAAGTTTATACGAGATTGACGCAAGAAGTCTTAATGGACCTTTACTTCGATTTCACGCGGGCGTAAACGGTAAATATGAATCTATTATTTTTGATGGAATAGAGTATACCGCTTTTCCTATGGAGATATCAGATGTTGAAACTGACGGAAAGGGCACTTTACCAAGAATAAAAGTTACCGGTTCTAACGTTAAAGGTATCCTGTCGGCTTTCCTTATCAATACGAATAATTTAATCGGAGCGCGTTTTATTAGACGCAGAGTTTTTGCAAGGTTTTTGGATTCGGCAAATTTTCCTAATGGCAAAAACCCGTTTGGAACTCCAGATCCTACAGCCGCTTACGCAGATGAGATATTTTATGTGAACAGGAAGATACAAGAGACAGCTGAAGTCGTTCAATTTGAATGTGTGACGCCATTAGAATTAGATAATGTAAAATTACCAAACCGATTGGTTTTTGCTAACTTATGTCCGTTTAAATATAGAGATTCTTTGACCTGTGGATATTCTGGTCCACCTATTACAGATAGATTTAGCAAAAGTTTTACCGGCGTTTACGGATTCACTTTGTCAAATGAGGGTGTTTGGTTAAATACCGGAGTCTATAATCAAGGCCAATATGTTTATAGAACTAGTGAAATAGATCAAACTTACGGTCAAACTTTTGTTTTCGTTTGCTCTAGAAATGGGGCCAGCGGCATTGATAACGATCCTCTTTTTGATTCTTCTAGTTGGGTTATGGACGCTTGCCCGCATAATCTATTAGGTTGTAAGACTCATTATCCAACCGGAGCATTACAGTATGGTGGTTTTGCAGGGGCCAGCCGTTCAAGATTTGTTTGATGAATACTAAGATTAAAAATAGAATAATCGACCACTCTAAATCTAAACCAGACGAAGAGGTTTGTGGATATATTTATTATGATATGAATAGAGAGCCCGATTTCACTCTTTCTGAAAATTTAGCGCCTGATAAAAAAAATAATTTTATTATAGATTCATCAGACTATATTAATTTAAAATCTTCAAATAAAATAATATACGGTATATACCATAGTCATCCATTTACAGATGAAAGATTTTCAGATTCAGATATAGAAACTTCCGAAGAGATGGAGTTACCGATTTTTACATACTCTTTATTATCGAATAAATGGAATTTTTATTTTCCAAAATCTTATAAACCCAATTTTACCGAGCAAGTTTTTTGTTGGGGTTTTAGTGATTGCTTGGAGTTAGTAAAAAATTATTTTGAAACTAATAAAAATGCGAAATTTTTTGATTATGATAGGGATGAATCTTTTTTAGAATCAAATACCTCTGCAATAATAGATGGATTTGAAAACGAAGGTTTTGTTAAAGTGCCGTTAGGAATGATAAAAAAAGATAACGTTTTGCTATTTAATTCAAATAAGTATTATCCACATCATTTGGGAATTTTTATAGGTAATAGCAGAATTCTGCATCAACCTTTAGACGGTTTATCTCGAATCACTCAGTTAAATGATAATTGGATGAAAAAACTATCTATAATTTTAGAATATAGAGGAAAAGGTGTATAGTATTGTAAGGGAAAAGGAAAACGGTAATGGAAGAAAAAATAACTAACGTATATTTAATTGGCGCTTTAGGCACCAAATTTGGCAAACACTGGAAGCTAGATGTTAAATCTCCCGCTGAAGCCGTTCGTGCAATAGATATTAATACAAAAAGAAAACTTTCCGAGTATTTAAAAGGACCAGCTAAAAATAAATATTATAAAGTCGCAATAGGCAATAAAAAATCGACTATCGGAAAAGATGAAATTACAAATAAGTCCGGCTGTTCAGATATCTATATTATTCCGACCGTTAAAGGTGCAGGCGATAAT